ATCACCAGCCAATTCACGCATGTTGGTACTGTAACGATTACCTTCTGATAATCGAATTTCTACGACTGTGACTGTGTTGTCTCCAAGACCACGAGTATATGGCTTGCTTGCTAGATTATAGTTATTTACTGACATTAGTTACTTCCTTTCACTTCTTCAAATTTTGATTTTAGTTCTTCGTTTGACTCAATGAGATTTAAAATTTCATTGAGTTGTTTTTGAGTGACTTCATACAGCGCCTTGTAGGTTGCTGCATCGCTTGCTTTCAGTCCGACATCATCGCTTAAATTTTGGATGATTAGTTGATTAATTTCTTCCTTCATTTACTTTCTCCAATTTCTGATTGAGTTCTTGAATAGCTTTGATTAGATATGGTATAAACTTAGAATAGTTGATGGTTAAGTGAGTATCTTCTCCATCGTATTCACTAACTGCACTTGGTACGATGTCTAACACTTCTTGAGCAATCAAACCAATTTCTTCATGTGATTTTTCTTTGATATAGTCAAAGGCCACTAAATTCAGTTCTTTGATTTTATCCAAAGCCTTGACAGATGTTGGTTCAATATTCTCTTTCAGTCTTCTATCTGAAGCAGTTGCAATACCAGCATGCTGTCTCCACTTACCAGTCGTGATTTGATTCCACCAAACAACTGCATTTTGTCCCCCAGCTGGATTTCCGCCATCGCCATTGATATCGTTAGTTCCTGTCCAAATCCCTTTCAAAGCATTGAATTTGCTGTAAAAGTTGACATAGGTCGTGTCTGAAAAATCCACTTGATTATAGAAATTTACCTTACCTTTACAAAACATTTGTCCATTGTTATCAACATACCAAGAATTCCATCCTGATTTGCCCCAGTTATTTCCCCAGTTTACCCAAAGAGCAACTTGGTCTGCTCTGCCAGTTCCATTTCCCATACCAACCTTAAATTGATTTAGACCTGTTAACCAATAGCTATTTGGGTCTCTATCATGAGTACCAATCTGGAATCCTCCGATACGACCTTTATAACCTTCAAGCAAGGTTGCAGATACGACAACCGAACGTAGTTTGTTAATAAAGGCATTTTTAGCAGCAAGCTGGTCAGTGAATACATCACTTGATACAATCTTCTTAGCCATCGCTGAGTCCATTACAACCTTATCAGCTGTGATGGAATTAGTTTCGATGATATCCGTATTTAATTTTCCAATTTGTGCATCACCGACAAACAATCGCTTAAAGTAACCATCTATTGCAGTGATTTCATCAGCAAGCGTTCGACCTTTTAATCGAATCCTACTAGCTTCAAGTAATATGTCTTTTGGTGCTAAGTTAATTTGCGATGTGACTGCACCTGGACCAGTCAAAGTTTGGATCGCATACGAGTCAGATAATTGTGCGACTTGTGTTTGAGTTACAACGTCTTGTGTCGATGTGTTATCGCTGAATTTTTTAGGTGGTCTATCTCCACGAATGAGTGAAACCTTACCAATAGCGACTTGACCATTCTTCATCAACCAAATTTCAAGAGGGTATTCTCTTGGTTTAGTTGATGATTTCTGGACGGTCATTGTGCCTGTGATTGTTTGAATTCCAGTTTTAGTAAGCGTTACTCTATCTAATGCAAGACCACCGTCTGAAGCCCATAGTTCGATTCCTAAAGGTGCATCTGGCAATACATCTACCAACACTTCCATGCGATAACTGAGCTTTTCGCCATTCGTAAATGTAGATGTATTAAGTGGCAATGCGAATCCGTGATAAACTGCATTGGTCTTACCAGTATTCGTAATCCGTAGTAACTTAGTTCCAGATTGAACTTCGATAACATTCGCATCGGCTTGTTTCTTGTTCCACTTGCTGAAATTTGTTGGATCATACACCAGGTTAAAGTCGTCTAAGAAATTAGATACACGACTGACTAGACCATCAGCGGTCTGAATGACTTGAGATATAGCTTGGTCTTGTCGTTGTAAGGTTTGTGTGTGGCTTTTAACCGTGTCAACTACATCGTTAAATTCCACAATACTGACAATTTCAGAGTTTGAAACATCGTAGTCTGTCATGCGGTCAGAGTGTTCGATTTTAAAACCACATAATTCAAGGCTACCGCTACCAGTTTGACCAAATTGGATTGAGTTATAGACTGAATTAGCGGTAAAAGTGTACTGATATCGAACCCAATCAGTATTCGTGATTGGTTGGTTCATGTATCTATCACGATTATTTGGTGCCCACGGGTGAAGCAGTAAATTAGCACTAGGTGTGATAACTCTAGCCCAGCAGGACATTGTATATTTCTCACCAACAATCAAGTTGATACCTTGTGCAATATCTTTGTTTACACCATTCGTATTATTTACAATCCGAATTCCCTTCTTAATAGCAGTATGTGGTGCATCAGTTAGTTCTACTACTTCAGTCTTACCATTACCACCTGAGTTATTCAGTCTCCAAGTGCCATCAAAACCATTCCCTGCAGGAATGAAAGATGAGTTTTGCAAGAGGTTATCATTACGGATAACGTCTCTCAGTTTGGTTTCGATACGTGATACGGTCTGTTGGAAACCGTCAACTGATCTCTTGACTGTGTTCTGTACTTGCGTAGCAGTTTGGAAGCCTTTGTCATTGACTAATTTATCAACTTCAGTACGTGATAACTTTTCAGTTATCTGACCAGCTTGAAATTCAACCTTACTTTCAGTAATGGATAGCCTGTCGTTGATTGGGTCTAGTTCTGATTTTCTTGCAAGGGTTTCAATCGTGTCATTTAGCTGACTTATTTTTGTAAAGTTTGAGTTTGCTGTTAAATTCGTTGCTTCAGCTAATTTTAAAACTTTGCTAATTTCATTACGTGCATTATTTGATTGTTCAATCGCACTTTTTGAATCAGAATAAATCCTATTTATCCTCTCCAGCTGTCCTTCTAAAGTGGATTGATAATTTTGATCAAACTGCCTTATGTTATTATCAATTTTATCTGATAAGATTTTCTTATTTTCTTCAGCAAGTGCCTTAGCTTGTTCAACACCATCAGTGATTTCATCCCTGATACCTTGTACCTTACGGTCAAAATCTAAGTCAGCATTCTTGATTTCTTTCTCAAGTTTAGCTTCAAAGATATAGGTTTCATTCTTAACAGCATCACTCACGACATTTCCAATCGCATGTGCAAGACCTGATTGAAACTGACCGAAACCAATAGACTTCAATTTCTTAGCCATTGGTGAGTAGGTGTACTTAGTGATTTTCTTTCTTACATCCAAATCAAATGTTTCATGGTAGATACCTACCACATCAAACATTTGGACAGGTACATCACTCTGACCTACAACATCAATCTCAATGCTATCTTCCATGAGATCGCATAGGCTAGTTTTGAAATACTGCTTGCCATATTCTATTAGACTTGCTTCATCCTTGACATCTTGGTCGTTGACTTCTACGACATCCTCATAAATCTGACTGTATTTATTGATTAGAGGGCTATCGACAGTAACTTTATAGGTGCGATCAGGCGCATTCTCTCCCTCGCCTTTGACAGTCGTTTTAAAAGTTATACGAGTCTTTAAAGACTTGGTAGATGTCTTATGCTGATAACTAGATAGGTTTTTCTTATACATAAAAAGCGATTCATTCTCTGAACCGCCATTTTTTAATAACCGTACCTGATAACCATGTCTGACTAAATCACCACCCCATTGACCAAGAATAGAGTGTTTATCCTTAGTCAAGACTTCCATAGCGTTCTTGCTATCAATGTTAAAGGTGTGTCTATCGTCAATATCTGAGAAGAATGAGAATGGATTGTCACGAGTGATGCTCCCAGCGAATCGACTTAAAGCGGTTGAGCCAGTATCTCTGTTAAGGTCGATTGGATTGACAATATAGTGATTTAACAAGGTCATGACTTGGTTGGCATAGACCTGAATATACCCATGTTGTTTTTCGATTTCAAAAATAACAAAGTCTTGCTCACCGTGTAGATCATCAGCTGTTAAGAATGTTTCTTCTCTTAATCGTTGCCATAACACATTGTTAGTAGGAAATTTAAACGTTAATTGATAGGTGCTATTTGCTTCTTGCGTGATGTTATCATCGTATGCTGCATTAAGAGGAATATTCCCTTCTGTTAAATAAATCATACTAGATACCTCCAATTAGGACGAATAGTCACCTTACGTACATTACCTGTAAATGTCACACCGTTAAGACCAACAGGGATTTCAAAGAACCCTCCACGCTTACGTAGTGTATTCTGTACTGCCCCGCTGGCATTAAAGATGTTTTGTTTTCCTTGCCTGCAATCGATTGTGGTTTTATTATTAACCGTAAAGTGCATGGTTTTACGTCCAATCGTAAGCGATACATCTCCACTACCTTCAATCTCGATGATAGGCTCTGAATAGACTGTACCTATATTCTCAATCGTTCCAGCGCTTGTTAATACGACTGGTATGACATCCTTCGGATACCTAAACGGTTGCATGTCTAGTTTGATGGATAGTTCCCAACCGTGATGCCCCTTTGGTTTGTAATTAGCTGATA